TAATCTTCTCACGACAGGGTGCAGGCGTTGATGACTTGACTGCCTCAATACCCATAATCTTGAGTTGTGGTTCTTGGTAACGAACACCTTCCACATCCCATGCGTTGAGGATATATCTTTTCTTTGCAGTCCAGATACCCTTGTCTGCAATCACCTCACGCTTCATCTGCATCTTCTGATCAAATGCACTTACATACGAAGCAAGAGCCTGATAAGACTTATCAATAAAAGGTTCAATCTTCTCTTGAGCGACTCGATCAAGGAAGTCAATGGCCCTGCCACGATATGAACTCTCCGATTCATCTTCTCTTTTTGCAAGCACCGTATTAACGAGTTTGTCAAAAGTAATGTATACCGAATCCGTATCTGACGCAATAACATAATCAACTCCATCAGTTTTCAATAGTTTGTTTAGATAGATGTTTAAGGATTTCTCAATCCAACGAATAGACAATTGGCCAGAGGTAGTGATACCTTCTGCAATTCTCAAATCATAATAACGAAACCACTCATTACCAATCGCACCATAAGCAGAGTTCAGTGAAATCTTTCTTGCCATTTGAATGTTCGTAAATCTACTAACATCTTTTAGATATTTAGCATCTTTCGTATTTTCATATTGTTGTTTTGCTTCCAACATTTTCTTCTTGTAGATGGTTCTATCATCATACATCGACTGCATCATCTCAGGCAAAAACCCTTGAGATTGTTTTGAGAACATCGCACCATTTGGTGTCATAGTTACATTATTTGTAACTTTGAGTGGTTTTGTTTCCAACATATAATCCACATCAACATAGTCTGCAACTTGTGATAACAATGTTTCTGGGGAAATATTGTATTGCATAATCAAGTGTGGATACAGAGAGTTCAAGTCAAAAGATAGAACCCACTTGTGTTGCCCAACTTGTGGTTCTTTGACATATGCACCAACATACTTGTCACCTTTAGATTTGTGTCCAAGTTTCTGTGGGATAACAATCTTCTTACTACGCAAGTGATTATAGATAAGAACATCCCAATACTTCACAGAAGTAAAGGAGTCAGACATATTCACCTTTGCCTCATAAGTCATAGTGAGGATAAGGTCAATCAGTTTCATCTTATCATCAAGCCTGTCAACGAGTTCCACATCTTGAATGTTATAGTCTAGGAAAGACTGATAGTCTTTTGTATACCATTCACGAAATGTCTCATATGGATTTTCGTCTTTGCGTTCACCAAGTTCAACATTAGCGATGTGATCAAGTCGATATGATTCTTGATTTGAGTATGTAAATTTACGATAGAGTTGTAGATAATCAAGTTCTTCTACACCAAGAATATCATAAATCATATCCTTCTTACCATAACCAGAGTTTACCCAACGAGCATTCACAACACCCCAAGGAGATAGACGCTTCATTGCGTCCTCTCCCATTACAGATTTGATGCGGTTACAGATATAGGGAATATCAAAGAACTCTGTATTCCAACCAGTGATAATGTCTGGATGATCACTTTCCCACCACGAAAGGAACTGAGCAAGAAGTTCTCGTTCAGTCTGACATTTGATGTATTGCACATCTTCTCTATCGTTATGATAGTCATGCAATCCCCAAACCTTAATTCGTCCAGTGTCGTGGTTTTTGATTGTAATAGCCAACATAGGTTCAAGTGCTTGATCGGCATTTGGAAAACCGTTCTCACACTCAACCTCAATATCAATAGTCACAATACGCAACTGCGAACTGTCATATTGAATTTGTTTTGGATATGTTTCTGAAATGTAGGTATAAGGAAACTGTGTCATACCATACACGAGGTGTGGTTGACTTTGGTATTGATCTACAAATTCCTTTGCCTCTTTGATGGACAAGAATTTCATTGGAGAGACATTCTTGCCCTCCAATGTTTTCCATCCAGTTTCCTTTTGAACAGGAACATAGAGAGTAGGTTCGTATTTAACTTTGAAGTTACTACGAACTCCGTTCTCTACGGCACGAACTAATAGTTGATTGCCCCACTGGGCCACATGAGTGTAAAATTTCATTATGTAAATATATCACTTTATTGGGGATTTGTCAAGAGAAAAGAGTGTATTGTTCTTGCTCTTCTTTTGCGAAATACTTTTCCAACATTTCTAGTTGGTCTTCATACTTTGCCATTTCCATGAGTTCATGTTCAACGGCTTCAATAATATCTGAGTGTTCACCAATCCCTGCTGGATTATTCAGATATACGAGAACATTTGCTTTGTGTTTTGCAATATGTCCTTCGGCGTGTTTTCTTACAGCATCAAGTAACATTAGTTTTTCCTTTCATTATTTAACCATCGTCATCGTTTTGCTCTGCCCGTTGAATCCAATCAGATAATACAAATCTTCTGATAGGACTTACAGACACTTTGAATCTAGTCAACAATTCACGATTAATCAAAACAGTTGACATAGAATCTTTAGTAGATAATCCAAATGGAACATCGTTATATAATTTGTTATTAAAACGAACACTCAAATGCACGATAGGGCGTTCATCAATTTTTCCTACATGGGCTGGGTGAGACATACCCATCAACTTATTCTTAAACTTTTTACCGTTCTTTGCCCAAAAAACTTCTTTACCCTTAACTTCTAATTCATCCACAACGAACATAGATGCTTTTGTTCCATTACCAGTATCAAACTTTGCACGAATTGGGCCATATCCCTCAATCTCAATGCGTTCAACATATCCGGCTTCTGTTGGAAATGAGTGTCTACGATTTTGTGCAGAGGTGACATACTCGATCATCTTGTCCACAATTTCTATAGGTTTTGCTTTACCCTTGTAATCGTTTTCATCAGATTCTTCCATAGTGATGTCATACATACCAAAGTTCGATCCAATACCGGCACTACCATTGCACTCAAGTATGTAGATATTATCATTAACCAAAGCATGGTCAACACCAACAATATATGCACCCACTGAACGAGCGGCAGAAAGAACTGCTTGCCGTTCTTCATCATTAAGTTCATATGGCTCAGTTGTCGCTCCACGATGTCTGTTAGAACGAAAATCATTTTCTGGACGAATTCTTTTAGTTGATGCAAGTATTTTACCATTCATTACCACCGTTCTAATATCGTAATCAAATTTCAAAAATTCCTGTATGAGTAGTTCTGCCTTAAACTTCCAAAGAGATTGGATAACAGAAACCATACTCTGATAATTATTTACGATAGAAACACCGATACCTTGTGTTCCTGTAATTGTTTTAATAATAACTGGAAACTTCCCACCAATCTTTTGATGAGCGTGTTCAATTGACTGTTCGTTAGAAACAAGTGCTGTTTTTGGAATCGGAATATTGTCTCTTTCAAACGCAATATAAGATGACATTTTATTATCACAAGTCATCATACCATCACGATTGTTAATCATAAACGCACCAGCGTTTTCAAATGTTCCTAAGATTGCAAGTCCAATCTCATCCTCAAGCACGCCCGCCCGCACGAAGCAGACTGTTCTACTAATATCAAACTCTACATCTTTACCATCAACATTAGAAATTGTGATAGAAGATTTATCTAAATCATTCTTGGAAATCCAAGCTTCTCTCACATTAATAATGTGGCATTCTATTTTCTTTTCTTTACAGACAGACGCAATCATGTTACTAACTAACTCTGGACTTTTAGATTTGACCTTTGTTAGAACTGCAACTTGAATATCAACTTCTTTGAGAGGTTGTTGTTGTTCTGTAATAAAATTAGAAAACGATTGTGCCACTTATTCTGCTCTCTTCTTGCCAATGTTGTATTTTGTTTCCAAAATCCATTCGTCTTTTTCTTTGAAGGCGATTACCTTAATTTGTGACAATGGTGCTTTTGGCTCTGCGTCACCAACAATTTCGATAAGACCCCAATCACCCAAAAGTCCAGCAATTGAGTTGCGTCTAGATACATCGTTTTCGTTTAAGTTGGTTTCTTTACCATCAAGTGCAAAGAGCTCTTTGAAATGCACGATGTAGTATTTACCTTGTTTGTGTAGGATATGACAAGACTGATATAGTTTTCTCTCTTTGCGAGATGCCACTCCGATACGAGACAAAGTTTCACGAACCTTCAAAAAATCATCTGGTTCTTTAAGTTTAACTTCTAGCATCTTTTCTGGATGCCATTCAATTTCATTCATTTTCTTCCACCTTTATTCAAACTATTTTTAATAGTGGTTATCTGTTCATTATCAAGTATCTTTAGAGCGGCCTTTGCTTTTTCATTACTATAACCA